GCAAACACAGCATCATTAACTGCATTGTTTAAAGAACTTGCTGTTACCTGATCTCCGTTAGCAAACGTGTTTCCTGTTGTAAGTACTGCCATTATTCTGCCTTATCTAAACTTCTAAATGATGTAGCTCCAGCTACCTTTAATGCTCTTAATCTAGGTCGTCCCTTAGTTGTCGTTAATTTAAACTGTAATCCGTAAGCTCTTCTGTTTCCGAATCTGCCCCTTAATGAGACATCTTCGTCAATAGCAAGAGGAGATCCATTAAGATCACTAATGCTGCTTAGGTCTATTATATCATCTATATTTTCTGTGATTGCCTGCAAATCTCCATCTGAAGTATTATCTTCACTGGACTGAATATGCAAGTCAAAATTGTTCCATTTTTTCCTATCTAAAGAATTAAGATTAAACATCCTAGTAATAACTGAAGAGGAAACTTGAGAATTAGTAACGGTACCATCTACTTGAACTATGTACAAATCCCTATCGTCAGATCTAGATTCGTACCTATGAACTCCACCGTTACGGTTTATTGCGTACACTGACCGCTTATCTCCTTCACCAGCAACAGTTAACTCACTGTACTGCCATTCAGGGTCGTTTATGCTGTCTATAGATTCCCATTGCTTGTTAAGAAAATTGTAAATAAGCAAAGCGTTATTAGTGGTGCTATCATCAAGTGGAACAGCTAAGTAGTACCTATTATTGAAATAAACGGACTTAGCTTTGCTTGCGTACTCCTTGTTAATTCTCTTAATAGTGCCTTCAATGGAAGCTGACAGTGGAACATCTTGTCCTCTAAGATTGTACAAATCAATAAAGTCTAGTCCATAAACTCCATTGTCGGACAAAAATATCATACTATTACCTATCTGCTGTATGCTATCCCTGGCTAAACAACCAACCTCGTTAGTAATTAACTGAGATACTGAGCTTCCTAAGTCTAAACTGTTGGCAACAATATGTACACTATTGCGATTAAAGACAACCAACTTGTCATCCGAAAAAGAATGAAAGCCTACAATAAAATCAGCAGCACCAGCATTAAATCTAAACTGCCCGTAAATTCTATCGTAAGTATCTGCATCCAGTATATCCGAAAACAGCACTTCATCAACAATATTTCGATTAGTAATAACAGCCGATCCAGACGTTCCTGTTACATCGTACTGATACGGCACAATCAATCTACGTTGATGATACGTTCCAAATGCAGGAGCAGGAGAGTGCGTAAATCCTAGTCCAATAGAAACTGGCTGCTGAAAAACAACTCCACTAATATTGCTTTGATTAGATAATTGAACGTAAAAATCTACAGTAAAAGCAGTATCATCTCTTTCGGCTACAATAAATTGATCTCCTATTGTAAAAGTTGAAGGAGATCCTACACTTTCTATAGTAAAAGTATCCCCGACACTCAAACCGTTCATTGCTACCAAGTTAGCAAAAGTAGCAGTAGCTTTGCCATCAACAATATCAACATCATTTGGAGTAAGTTGCTTTGGTTGACTGTAGTCTCCGTTGCTAACAAGAGAAAATGTAGGAGAAGAAATATCTCCATCCCACTCCATTGCAATGTCTCCTTTACGGAAAATGTACAACTTATTAAAGGCTTGAATTACTGTGCTTCCTTCAGGAACAGTTTCTCCAGCAGGATAAGTAAGCGTTACAGTAGTAGCTCCTGAATCAGCAGTCTTAACTAGAACAGTGCTGTTAGTAGCTACACAAGCTACATAGGATTCAGAATCATTATTAGGATCTGAGAACTCGCAAGAAGCTTCAATAAAGTTACCAGCGGTAGCGTCTAGCTTCATGCCAGTAACAGTTAGTCCATCATCGGTAGGACTACTATCTAATCCAGTTACGGTGTAAGTAATAACGTAATCACTTATTCGGGTCGCAATAAAATTTCCATTAGGATTTATTAACCCAGTGTAATCAAATCCACTAATGTTTACCCCAGTACCATCTATTATCCCGTGAGGATTAGTTCCAAAATCTATAGTAATAAGATCACCAACTCTAGTAAAAGAACTAACAGCAGGAATTGATTCGTACAGATAAAACGGCAATGTAAAAACGCCAGCAGTAAACGGAGATGAAAATAACTCAATACCTTTTCTTGGTTGCCACTCTCCGTTCAAATCCATACGGCCATTATTAGATTCAGTCAAAATACCTGGACGCAACTGATCTGGCCTTAACTTATTGTTAAAGCCTGTGAACCCTTGGTCTAGATCCTCTTGAATCCGGTTATCTAAATTTCCGTATGAACTGTACCTTGCCATCTAGTATTTGCCTTTTCTGCTTTTAGGAGAACTCTTAGTACTTCCACCCTTGCCTGCCCACAACTCGGTACAGGCTAAGTGTTTAGCTGTTCCTGGTTTTGCTGTGCTGCATTTATGCCTAGCCTTAAAAGATCTTCTGGCTGCATCAGAATAGTTATGCCCGTAGCCAGTAGCTCCTGCATGGACAAGCTTACGCTTACCATCTATGCAGTACAGCTTCATTATCTTCTTACCTGGACGGGTGCTTTTCTTCACCTGCCCACAACTCATTGATGCTTTAGGACTTTTTGCCACGTTGTATTGATTGTACTCTTCGAGGTTTACCTGCTGGTTGTCCCAGACGTTTCTTCTGGGCTATCCTTGATTGTTTCTGAGATGCTGTCATTTCGCTTGCTGTGACTGGTGTACGGCTGCTGACGCGCTTTGAAGGACGACAGTAGGGTGTACCCCGTCCATCTCCCTCAGATCGACCACAGGGCTTTCCAGTGCGTACATCTACCCACTTCTCCTTGAACCACCGCTTAAGGTCAGCACCTGCCTTTGTCTTCCGTACAGCCATTACTTCTTCTTGCGTTTGCCCCAGTTAGCAGCACCTACCTTGCGACACTTGGCTATAGCCCCACTTGCGTACGCAGATGGAAACACTTTGTACCGTGCCTTAACTTTTTTGTAGCAAGCGTCCTTGGGCATCACTTCTTTTTTCTACCGGAACATTTCTTGCATTTGCACCCTCTGGCAAATATCGCCATGACGGTAGCTCCTGCATCTTTAAGATCAAACAAACACTTCATTAGCGTTTTTTCCCACCCTTAGATCCGTAACCACCTTTGCCTTTTCTTTTTCCGCAAGCCATATCACTTATCCTCTGTTTCTTTTTTCCTAATCTTAATTCCAAGTACAACAAAATATATGCCTAGGCTAGTAGATACCAAACTAAGGACTCCACCAACCACTCCAAGTATTGTGTTTAGTTCTGCTATCCTGTCCAACATAGTACCCGTTGCAGCCAATAAACCACCAAGGGAAAAACCAAACCCCCTTAAGAAAGATTCATGTGCTGCCTCTGGTAAGTTCATTCTGAAAATAGTCTCTTGTTTAAGTCTCGTTGTCCGAAATACCACCCGCCGTAAGCGAATGCTATTGTGAAAATTTGCTGGAGAATGACATCCTGGTATTGATCAGGCATCTGGAAGTACAGGATGCCAGCTAGAATGTGTACGCCTACAGCCAGCAATGGACGCACAGATCCCTTAAATACAAAGTGCCATATCAACAGACCCTTCTGCCAAGGCTTCTCTGCTATGCTGGCTACAGATACCAACGCATCACTCTCATGCTGGGCTGCTTTCTGAGACGCTTGGAAGTCTGCACTATCAGCAGCAATAGTTCCCTTGTCGATTTGGAGCTTTACCATCTCCCTTTCGATTTCGGCTTGGGCTTTCATGCCTTTAATCTTCAGCCATCCAGACGCAACAGATCCAGCAATCCCAAGAATGCCGCCTGTCCCTGCGTTAGTTAGTGCTTGAATGAAGTCCATTATTTACGTAAGCGTTCTAGTGTTTCAGCTATTACGTAAGCTAAAATTAAGAATGCTGCTAGTGATAGTATTACTGTCATTGTGATAAAAGAGCTATTGATGCAGATGAAGATCTTAAAATATATAAATCTCTTGTTACTTCAGATGAGTAAACGTCATCGGCATAAGCGTTGTAAAAGTCGCTAGATGCCGTATATGTTGATCCATCAATAGTTTGCCAAGATTGTACAATAGATGGAAAGTCGTTTGCAGCAGATGGTATATTTGTTTTCTCTGCTCTATAAGTATATCCAAGCACTGGAAAGATTGAAGGGTCCCTTATTCCAATGGCGTACAACGCAAATATAGCTCCTGCCCATGCTTGAAGTCCCCTGTACGCGTTTTGAGCGCTAGGAGAATACTTCCAAGGTTGACCAACCAAATTTGCAAACCCACCCCTTACGCCCCAATCAAAATCACCAACATTCATCCATCCACTTGGAGCATCGAAATAAATAACATCACCTTCCAGAAAAGGGCTAGTATCGTTTAAAACAACATCTAAAGTGGTTAAGGTTTGACCCGCATCGTTTAGCGCGTACGTAGTTGAAACAACTCCAGTTTCACCATCGCTAACTCTAGTAGCAATAGCTCCCTCTGGGATATGCGTTTGATAGTAGTCTCCGCTTACGCCAGTGCCAGCTATTGGAATCCTTAAAGTTGAACCTCCTGGTTGGGCAGGCAAAGTTCTTTCTCTCCACATAGATGGCTTTATAGTTGATGAATGTGGTGAAAAATCGCTGTCTATAA